TTGCATTGATGTTGTCATATAGACCCACCTTTCCGCCTTCGGCGTATTGAGTGAAGTCCGTGTCGTCTCGGCGAGACTTGCGGACTGCTTTAGGCATTTTACTGGGGGCGATGGCGCCCATGCCACGGCTGGCCATCATGGTTACACCATCTTCCCACGGGTCTTACCCCGTTGGGCGCAGCCGTCAGCGCGGCTAGAAGCGGTCATACCACCCTTTTTGTAGTCAACTTCGCGCTTGGTAGCTTTCTCCCCCGCAATATCTTCATCGACTTTGCGAGCGATTTCGGCGTCTTCGTAGTCCTCAAGACGCTGTTTGGCGTCTTTGCTCATGGTGACTTTATCGCGTTTGTTGACTGCGGCATCGGTAGCACGGCCAAGCCCAGAAGCCTCAACCAGCTTTTTACCCGCGCCGGTTTTTTCGTCGATTGCACGCCCGACTTCATAGCCACCTTGAAGCGCTGCGCCAGCCAAACCAGCTCGGCCCGCATTTCGGTTATCGGCCCGCCTACCCGCTTCACGAACGACCTCGCGTGCGCCACCTCTAAGGTTAGAGGAATCGACGTTACGACCCCGCCTGCCTTTTTCTAGGTCTTCACGAGCACTCCTGACTACATCATCGTCAAGTCTCGGAAGATTGCTCCAACGAGTGTTTCGAACTTCAGCTCTGGTAGCCATTACACCATCCTACCTTTCGTTTTGCCCCGCTGTGCGCAGCCGTCAGCTCGACTAGAAGCGGAACCACCTTTGGCATAGCCCATAGCCTTGATCTTCTCGCGGTCCTTTTCGTCTTGCGCTTCTTGCTTCATCTGAGCGCGGCGAGCCCGCTCTTCAGGGAAGATTGCATCATCCGGCTTTGTGTTGGGGCGACGAGGGCGATAGGCCTTCATCAGTTCTGCTTGGGTGGCCATGTCAACTCCTTAGCAGGCTTTGCCGCCGTAGGCCATCTTGACCATCTTGCCCTTGGTCTTGCCTTTAACGGCAACGCCGTCTTTGCTGGGAGCGGCGGTCTTCACGGCGCCCATCTTGGTCATGCCGCCCTTGGCCATCTTCATTTCGCCCATCTCATGCTTAAGCATGGACTTGGGAGCGCCAGCTTTTTTCATGAAGCCGACCTCTTTCTTCATCATTGCCTTGGATTCTTTCATATCACCACCTTTTGAAAAAAGTTCGGTTTTCCCGTGCGCCGTTTTAGGACGATTAATCTTTTGAAGATCAGCGCGGGTTTGAGGGCCGCCGCCAAACTTCTTCCCCTTATCCGCCGACATGAAGTCTTGCCCCACGCTCTGCGGAACCCCCGCCTTCTTGGCAAAGCCTGGGCTGTTAGCCACCGCCGCCATGAAGTTGTGCTGTTTTTTGCTAACCGAGGGCACTTCGCTGCTCCCTCATAAAAGCATCAAGTTTCTCATCTAGCCTATCCAGGCGAGCAATGACACGATTAATGTCGTTATGCATATCGGCCTTGGTCACAAACTTATCCGCGTTCTCTTCCCGCGTCTTGCTAATCAAAATAGAGAGACGTTTGATCTCGTCGTGCATTGTCCGCACCCACAGCAAAGCAGCTGCGGAAACGAATGAAAGCACAATGTTCCATACCATCATCTCCATCTCTACACCTTAACATTTCCACGCCCGCAGGCTCTTGTTAATCCGGGAGTTTGGGTCGTTCGCGGTCTTGGCCGAGGTCAACTTTTTCTTCATGCCAGTCATCCGGGCGCAGAAGGAGTCTCGCCTGCTGCCGCCTTCGGGCTGGGGCGGTTTCAGGTTCATGCCTTGGGCCTTTGCAGAGGCGCGACCCTTGGCGTTCAGACCGCCTTTGGGGTTCTTGCCCTCTTTCCTCTGCCATGCTGGTGACTTAGCCATAAAACACCGTGACGCTGGCGATGTTCGTCAGCGATGCGTAGATGTTTGTAGTGCAAAGCACACCTTCCCCAGGAACTGATACGTAGAAGGAGTTTGGGTTGGAGTTGGAAGGAATGTCGATTTCAATCACCGTGGTCCCGCCGGAACCGCCGTCCTTCAGCAACAACGAGCCAGCAGCGCTGGCAGTCGCGCAGATAGAAAACCCTTTGATACGCGCCCGGGAGCCAAAAATGGACCCCGAGGAGTTTCTATGGGTTGCCTTAACGTCGTATTGCATCGCCATGATGCGGCCCTATTAAGAGGTTGCAAACGGAGTGGCGACAGTGCCGGAACCGTTCACGGTGCCGGTGACCATGTACTTGTTAGCGGCCACAGCAACAATCTGCACCCAAGTGCCAGCAACGCCACCAGTGGTAGTGCCGTTGAAGTTGATGAAGTCGTCGCTTGCGCCAGCGGTGAAGCCAACTGCGGCACCAGAGGTGTCGGTGTCGATGGACAGAACAGAGCCAACATACTTGTCGGTGCCGTCGGTGCCAATCTTCAGCGAGCTAGTAGAGATGGTAGTAGGAACCCAGATGGTGTAGACAACACCTTCGTTGTTCAGGGTGTTGGGGTCCTGATCGGGACCAGAGCTGATGGGGTTGGTAGAGACGTTGATCGTTGGCAGGGTCAACGTCAATGCCGCAGCCAAAGAGCCGCCAACAGTCAGAATGCGACCACCATGAGCTTCGGGATTCAGCGTGGTGCTGGCCGTGATATCGACAATAGTGGCGGGGCCTTGTTGATAAATACCGCCCAGCGAACGGACGGGACCGGAGAAAGTACTGCGTGCCATTTAAACCTCACATGCGAGTTGTGATGCTGCTGTCTGCATGTCGTCAGGCCGGGACCTGTCAGCAACACCGGATGACCCCGGGTTTGGAGCAATATAACGCAAAAGAAAAAGGGGCACAAGGCCCCTTTCTCTAGTTTGCTCAACCTTTTAGGTCGAACCGGACGAACCGAACATGCCCAGCGGATCAGACCAGCCGAACGAATAACGCTCGCGGGCCTTGTAGCGGACGTTGCCGGTGTCGAAGTCGCCGTCCATGCTGTTAGCCAGCGGGGAACGAACGAAGTGCTTCATGCCGTTGGGAACGTCGGTCGTGAGGAACCAGGCGTTGTTGTCGGTCAAGAAGTGGTTCTGGGTATAGCCTTCCGGAATAGAACCGTTGTTCTTGAGGGCGTTGATATCGTTGTTGTTCGTACCAACGCGCAGCTCGGTTTCGAGCAGGCGGGTAGCAACGAATTGCAGTGCCGGGGGAACAATCAGCTTCTTCGGCTTGGCAGCGATCAGCAGACCACGCTCATCCGTCCAACCAGCGATCTGAATAACGGCGGCTTCCAGGGAAGTCTCGTTCAGGTCAGCCTGGGTAGAGGGAGTGTTGCTGTTGGTCGCTCCGTTGACCAGCGGGTGGGACGCGCTGAACAGAGCAACGCCATCACCGCCGGGATAAGCAGCAGAGAAGCCGTTGTTCAGAACTGCAGCGGCCTTAACCTGCTTGGTGTACGCCATTGCGCGGGCCAGGCCCTTGGTGTAACGCGCCGAAAGCGAGTCGTACAGGTTGTCCTCAATCGCCTCTTCGGTGATAGAGAAACCCATAGCGATGGTTTCGTGGTTATACCGGGTGGTCCACGCTTCTTGCGCGTTGTCATAGGCGATGGCAGAGCCTTCGGCCTTGACGGGCGCGGCGCTGAAGCCGGAGAGTTTCGTCTCCTCTTCAAAAGAACGCTCGGAAGTCTCGGTTTCGTAGATTTCCTTGTGCTCCTCGCCGTAGCGGGCGTACTCCATGCCGAACAGAGCGTTCAGACCAGGAAGGAGTTCCTTCAAAAGTTGTGCGCGTGAAATTGCCATTTTGAATTACTCCTTAGGCGGTTGCAGAGCTGTAATAGCCATGCACCAACAGGTTCATCTTCACCAGGATTTCCGGGTACTGAGTGAACGTGATGGTAGACGAGGACGGGATATCAGTACCAGAGCCAAGAATGTTCGGCTGGGCGTTGATGGTCACCGAGGTGGCGCCAGCGGTAGCAGCAGCAGTAACAAACGAGCCGGTTTGGATAACCTGACCGTTGGAGGCAAGGTAAGCCACATCAGTACCAATTGGAATGGCAATGGGCAAACCAGAGCCAGTCAGGGTAATGGTGGTGCTAGACGAGCTGCCAGTGGCCGACGTAGAAATGGCGGTATCACCAACAACACCAACGCAACGAACCGGGAGGATCGTGGAGACAGGGGTTGCAGTGGGAGCCAAAACAGCGTTAGCAGAGTTGCCGGTGCTCAGGCTAGACGACACAGAGGCGTTGTTGACCATCGACAGGTTGGTGCCGACCATAGCCAAAGCGCCAGAAGCAACAACCGTCGTGGCCGAGCAAACAACCGCTTTGAACACGGTGTCCGGATCGTCACAAACAATTGCCTGCGCATCGCCAGACAGCGTGGAAGCGGGCCAGAATTGCTGGAATTGCTTTTGCTTGGTAACTGGGTTGGTAAAACTTACACCAAGAAAAATACCAGTAACCTGGTTTACGCCAGTGCCAGTAGAAACGGCTGCACGGGTAATGAAACCACGCGACAGAACTACG